TTCCGCAAACTCCTTGAGTCCAACTGTAAGATTGTATAGTCTTTGAGCCGTAATCGGAGGAAATATCTCTCGAAACCCTTCTTTTAGAGGCTCTATTAACGCACCAAGCGCTCCTGCAAAGGCTTTGAACGCGTCAATCAGTTCTGATCTACCACCAAGCTCTTTCCAATCGGATAACAACTCGTTACGTGCTTCTTTACCGCTTGCAAAGACGTCCCATAGAAAATCAGCAAACTCAGACCAAAGCTCAACTGCTTCCTCGTAGTTACCTATGACAATCTCGAATGAATCGGCCCACCCCGAGGCAACCGCATCCTTGACAGCGTCAAGAGCATCTGTCAAAGTTTTGGCTTGTTGTGCAGCTTTTAGTCCTTTTGCTCCAAGCTCCATAGTTTCGGAACTAACTTGTCGCATAGCTTCTGCCGCAGTAACACCATGTTCTTCGACGTATTGAAATACTTCCTCGGTGTATTCGCCATACTTTTCCAGAGTAGCCATCATCACTTCAGTTGTCGCCCAGCCTTCGTGCAGGCTGTATTCCATGTTAGCGATAGCGACTTCTGTTCCACGAAGAGTTGTGATTGAGCCGTCCGCTGCTTGTGTAAGCGCGCCCATTGCGATTGCTGTTTCAAGAAGGGTATTTCTGAATTCTTGGGTTGTCATGTTTTGCGCAGTTAGGCTTTGCCATTGTCTTAATTTCAAAGCACCCGCGCCCATTGCTTGAGATAATGCGTAGTATGCTCCGGAGGCATCTCTGCTGTTTACGCCGGAGATAGCCGCCCAGTTAGCTATACCCATCATGGCCGTTACAGAGGTTTCTAAGTCGATACCCGCTGATGTAAACTTGCCTAAACTATTCACCATATCGGTGAAATTGTAGCTGGTTTCGTCTGTAAACCACGATAGTTTTGCTAGTTGTTCACTAACTGTATCAATCTCGAGACCTGTCGCGTTCATTATAGTCTGTACGGCTTCGACTTTTTTCTCATACTTATCAAATCCTGCTAGTACAGGATCAATAGTAACGCTTTTAAGAAGCTCAACACCAAGGTCAACAATCCTGTTGATAATGTTTTGGAGAGCGGTCATCGCTATGATGCCTAGTGTGCTGAAACGATCTGCTATTGAATCAATGCCTGATGCTAGACTGGTTAGAGCAGAATTACTCCCACTCATCCCGTCTAAACCACGTTTAAGATTATCGAGAGAGCCTAAACTCTCCCGAATACCATTCTCAAACTGACGGTTGTTGAACTGCATATCTACGATTCTTTCGTCAATAGACCTACTCATGTCATTACCTCCCTCCATACTGCGTCGGCTATCTTATCCATTATTGGAGTTATTGCAGGGTTAATAAAATCTATCCCTTGTACATACCCTCCATTACGAGTTCCATGCCCGTATTGGAGTAATATAACAATTGGAGTCCCTTGGTACGTTTTTGCAGAGTTTTCCCACGTGATTGAGAATGAGCTAGCAGAAATATCAACTCGATACGACCACGAACTCGCACTAACTCCTGAATCAATAGGTGTCGCGGAAGCAAGAGCGCGAACACCTTCGGCACCATATGTGTTTAATACACGCAATAGACGATCTTTGTCATACCCATTCAGGAATTTTTCAGTGTTCCGAAAATTTCCCTTGTGCCTAAACGTAACCACTACAAGGCTCCTTTATACTTTTGTTGTATAGTCGAGTGAAATCCAACCGGCTCCCGATTTCAGTTTTCCCCATTTTGACGCCCCCGAACCATCTGCTACTTCAACGATAGTGTAAACATTCTTATCATTGAGCAACGTCGTAACGATTGCGTTTTCAATGCCCGGTCCTTTACGGATGTTCAAAGCAGACGCTGTTATACGCACTAAAAAAGCTCCGTCCGGAGCAGGTATCGGAGTAGGAACTTGCGGAGGTGTTATTGGTTGCTGTGTTTCGGTTTCTTCTGGTACGTCCGGCTTGTCGTCTGGACTCAAATCGAGCAACGCCATTACGTCAGCTCGAAACGTGTCCATACTCTTACCATGTTTAGAAAACCAGTGTTTTGGGTCTCCGTGGTTTGATGCTATTCCTCTCGAATACCCTTCATAGTGACCGATTACGACTCCATCATCCATCGGATTTAGGTAATAGAGTTTACATAGATGAGCTGTCAGTTCGACTGCTTCGTCATACACTTTAGAGAAATACGAAAGATCAAGCAAATCGTCTTCGCAAATCTCAAATCCGATGTGGGTGTCGTTTACAGAACCGTTACGTCCGCTTGCTCCATGCCAACCGCGCATAGTCCACGGAAGCGTCTGATATGACGCTATTGTTCCGTCCTCTAGTTTACCAATAAAAGCATGAACACATACGTTGATTCCTCCGGGAGTAGCTTGATTCCAGTGGTTTCCATACTGATTATCACCAAGAATCCCATCGTTTGGACCAACGTATCGCTTTAGCGCCGGGTTGTTAGCTCCGGTCGAATGCACCATTACACCTTTTGGTACCATCGTCTTTCCTGCAATGTAACAGTTGTTTTTTGTCAAATATAGTGAATGTAGATTCATTGTACTTATCCTTTCGTATTGAACTGTTCTCGTCGCGCTCGGTTTAAAGCTGCTCGACTACTAAGTGAACCCTTACGATTCTGTTTCTCTTTTGGAGCATTCTTAATGTTACATACCCTTATGAGCGTCAACAGACGATTAAGATGCCATTTCTGACATTCCATAGGGATGGTTTGTGCTATCATCCAATAGTAAATAACCTCGGCGGTTACTATTTCACGATTTACCTTAGTATTGTAGTTGTCATTAAACCACGTGGCAGTCATCGGGGCATTAATATAGGTCTCAATCTGGCTGAAATTCTCCGAGGTTAAGTGTTCGTAAACACTAGAACTCACGTTCTGAGTAATAGTCATGCACTTAATGTAGTCGAGTATCTCTTCATCTGTCTTTTGCTCTTTACCAAGAAACGGCGTACACCATTTTGATTCCCATTTTGAAAGCGAGACAAGAGAATGCTCGATTTGAAACGACTCTTTCTTGGTTGTGACAAATTCCTCTTTTATTTCGTCATACCATTCTCTTTCTGGTAAGTCTATCAGTAACGGCATTCTCTTATAGTCTCCTCTCTCTTATCCATCCTCAGCTACATCAAGAGGAAGAACCTCTAATACTGCCCTTGATGGTACTTGTGCTGTTTTCATGTCTTTATTCGCTGGGATTTTAGGAATAATCCCATTTACGAACGTGGCAGCAGCATCGGCGTTTGTAGCCAACTCCATAAAGAGGTCGCTGTAAGCCTCTGTCTGAGCGAACGCTTCCGAAAGTTCCGGTGACTTGACAAACCTCTTGCCATCGGGCGACTTTTCGCCATAAGCCTTCATGATGATCAACTTGAAGGTCTCAACGATCTTCTTACTATCTTGCTCGGCAACAATTTTGTTAAGCATTTGTGTCATTCCGCCGGTAACGCCAAGCTCCATCTCCATAACTTCGGCTTTCGAGAGGTTGAAGAAAAAATCCTCAGTCCTCTCATTCCCGTCGAAGTCAACATAGGTTATCGTTTTTTTAAGCATGTCTTTCTCCTTTCTATTTATGATTGGTGTTTAACCAACCGGGTCTTCTCCGAAAATTGTGACGATTTCTTCAGGTAGAGGCAGCCTTGCTTCTGTCAGTTCCGAACCAAATAGAATGTCTTCAAGCTCTGCTAACGCAGTAGCATCTACTTTTGTCGAATCTATTGTGATTAACGCGGTTGGTTTTAGTCCTGGAACCGGTACCGGAGTAGTTGAGAGTTCCCATGAGAAAGTGTTTGCCTCCGGTGAATCGTTTATGGATGAATATGCTCTTTCTGAGGGAGCAGCCAACGCTCCATAGATAATATGCAGCTTGTATCCATACTCGTTAAGCACCATGTCATTACCAAAGACGGTCTTATAAACAAGACCAAAGGTCTTTCTCAGTTGTTGTCCAACAAATACGCCTTCTGCTAGTTCCGCTGACCCGTCACACTCAGCGAATTCGTCAGGGTAT